TTTAAAATTGGTAAGAATGAAGATATGCCAGACGCGCTTAGAGAATATTTAAACTTTCGGCTCGATTATTTATACGAGCTAGAAGAAGAAAAAGACAGAATGAATGGAATACCAAAAGGAAAAAAATGATGAGTGATACAGAGACTTTATTTTCGAGTGAGATTGAAAGATATTATTATAATTATTTGAAAAAAAAATTAGATGGAAAATTAAAAGACGAATCAATGTGTGAGGGGGACACTGAATATTTATTAAAATTGAAAGATAGACTAAAGTTTTATGACAGTTTAATTGAAGGGAGCGAGATATTTAGGACTATAGGGGCCTCTAATATTCGGATGGAAGATATTGATGAACATGTAGTTAAGTTAATCCTAGAAGAGGAAAAAAATGATGAGTCATGGTTTTCTTGTCATCAAGTATCAGATGAAGAGGAAAAAAATGACTAACGCATTTTCAAAGTATTTAGGACCAGAAGATAGAATTCATTCTGCAATTGTGGAGTATTTAAAATATGCACAACCTAAAGCGCTTTATACCCATATAGCAAACGAGGGAAAGAGAAGCAAGTTTGAAAGATATAAGATAAAAATACTAGGATTAAAGGCTGGAATGCCTGACTTGATGTTCTTCGATAGAAACCAAGACTACGTTGGATTAGCTATCGAAGTCAAGGCAAACAAGAATAAAGTCACTCAAGCGCAGGACTTTTGGTTAAAAAGCTTAGAAGAAAACGGATGGCGATGCGCAGTTGTTTATTCGTTTGAAGAAGCTAAGCTAGAAATAGATGCTTATTATTTTAAGCACAGGAGATAAAAAATGATAAGCCAAACAAACTTAAATGAATTTAACAAACAACAAGAAATAATCAACCATAACTGTTTGGAGAGTATGACAACTTTTTTTAAAGAACTTCTTGATTCTTGTTGTGGTCCTGATGATTTAGAAAAAGAGCTAGACATAACAAGGGGGGACGCTCTTATATATGATTTGATTTCCACAGTAAATGAGGCATTAAAATCTCATAGGAACCTTGTTAAAAAATTTGGTTTTTATGTAAACTCTGAGCTATATCAAAACTTGGCCTATTCTGAACTTTGTTTAAGGGGTCGCGATAATTTGGATTTTTTATTTGATTCTTATGAGAGGTATTTTATGGGCTACAGTATTTACGAGGAGCACCTACTTGAAGAATGGCTGCGTATCCCCTCGTTCGTAGTTGAACTTAAAAGAATAGAAATAATGGAACTTAAAAAGGAGATAAAAAATGAAAAAGAGTTATAGCTTTTTTCTAGGTGTAGCAGAGGCATTCAAAAGAACACGCAAGATTGAACTTCCAGTAAAGACAAAAGAAAAACCAAATCCTCCTGTGGTATTAACTTATAATGAAAAAGGGTTAGTAGTTCCTAAACCGATTAGACCAGAATTGCCGCAGGATTTAAAATATAGATATACGCCAACTGAATTTAGCGGAGGAATGTAAAATGAAAATAACAATTGAACTCGATACTACGAACGAACCAGATTGGTATACTTATGAAAACTTTATGAATGCAAATAAGCTTAGCTCTATCTTAGAGAGGTTCGAGCGTGAGCTAAGGTTGTGGGGGAAGCATGAAGACATTCCGCCATCACTTGAGACAATAGTAAAAACATATTATGAGATAAAGACAGAAGAAGAGCTTTTAACGTTTTAAATTTAAAGGAAAATTAAATGACAACTAAATGCAGCAGATGCACTAAATGTAAAGGTCGAAAAAATATAATGGGGACGGGTTATGTTATGAAAAAATGTCCGCTATGTGATGGAGTTGGTTACCTCGAGTCAAAAGCCAGAGAAAAGAAAGTAGAGCATGTCGAAGAGATTGTTACTATTCATGTGCAGCCAAAAGAAGTTGTAGAAGCTGAGCGTGAGCCGGAAGTTGAACCGGAGGTTGAAGCAAAACCTGAGCCGGAAATCAAGAAGGAGGCAAAGCCTAAACCTAAGCAAAAATCTAAACCTAAGAAGAAGAAGAAAAAATAATGCCGAGAAAGAAAAAGACTGTGGAGGTGATGACTCCAAAGGAGCAGAAGTTCGCAGAAGAGATTGTTACTAGCGGAAGTCGCGGCAAAGCAATGGAAGCTGCGGGTTACAAAGGTAATAATGCAGCTAGAATAATGAAAAATCCTGCTGTGGCCGAGTTCTTAGAAAATTTTAAAAGGAAAGTTGAAAAGAAAGTTCTGTGTTCTTATGAGTGGAAAATTAAAAAGCTTATCGAGATTGTTGAATATGAGGGAGACTATGACCAGCATGGGAATCTAAGGGTAGATAACAGAGCTAAGATTGCCGCGTTAGCTGAACTTAATAAGATGCAAGGTCATTACGCTCCTACGTCAACAGTTACTATAGATGTAGATAACTCAGAACAACTCCAAAAAGCTGCTAGACTTTACATAGACAAATTAAAGGAGTTCTAATGACTGCCTCTGATTATGAAGTAAATGAACTTATTGATGATTGCACTCACTCGCTTTTAGCATTCACCCGATTGTTTTATCGTTTAAGGACAGGCAGAGACTTTCTTCTAAGCAAGCCAATCGGGCGAGAGTCTCATCACTTAACTATTTGTCGAGCATTGATGAAAGTTTTTAAGGGTGAGACACAGAACTTAATTATCAATGTCCCTCCTCGCTATGGAAAGTCCGAACTTGTTATTCACTTCATAGCATGGGCGCTAGGTAACCTCCCGGACTCTAACTTCTTATATACTTCCTATGCATTAGCGTTGGCTCGAAAACAGACTCAAACAATCAGGAGCATTATCACTCTTCCAGAGTATCGCTCTATCTTCAATGTTGAAATGTCTCAAACCGTAGCGGCTAAAGCTGACTTTGAAACAAAGAATGGCGGCTCAGTATACGCAGCAGGTTCTGGCGGTACGATTACTGGTCGTGGTGCGGGCATTCAATATTGTGAACGCTTTGGGGGCGCAATCATTATCGATGACATTTACAAGCCAGATGAGGTAACCTCTGATGTAATCAGGGAAGGAACAATCGACTGGTATTACAATACTCTCCAATCTCGGGTTAATTCGCCTACTACCCCCATCATCTATATAGGTCAGCGACTACATGAACATGAGTTAGTCACTGACTTTTTAGGTGAGAGGGAGTGGGATGAGGTTATTATTCCGGCTCTTGATGAGGCAAACAACCCTTTAAATCCTGCTCAACATGACTTAGCTGCTTTGCTTAAGATAAAAGAAAAGTCTCCTTATGAGTTTGCGGCTCAATACCAACAAAACCCTGTTCCGGCTGGGGGTGGTATCTATAAGCGAAGCTGGTTCTACCTTACAGATGATGAGCCAGAGATATTATCTACATTCATTACTGCCGATACAGCAGAGACTGACAAAGATTGGAACGATGCATCTGTCTTTAGCTTTTGGGGTGTCTACAAGGTTAAGAACGAAGAATCTATTACAGGTCAATATGCATTGCATTGGCTTGCTTGCAGAGAGATAAGAGTTGAGCCGGCTTATCTTGAAGGCGAGTTTCGGTCTTTCTACTCTGAATGCAGCCGTTATAAAATCCCGCCACAGCTCGTGGCAATAGAAAAGAAATCAACCGGTGCCACTCTGGTATCTATATTAGATAAACTAAGGGGCATAAAAGTTCAGGGAATTGAAAGAACAAAAGCGAGCGGAAGCAAGACAGCTCGATTCCTAGAGATGCAATCTTTGATATCCCAGAAATTAATTTCCTTACCACGAAATGGGAAGCATACAGAGATGTGCATAACTCATATGTGCAAAATAACAGCTAACGATAGTCACGCACATGACGACATATGCGATACAGTCTATGATGCTGTTAAGATAGGACTTATTGATAAGTACTTAATAAACACACTCGATTCGGCTTCAAATTCAAAATCTGAGGCGGCATCACAAATCATGGGCGCCATGAACCGACGCAACGACCTACGGAGAACAAGAAATGTCAAGACGCATAGCTAAAAGATACACCGACCGGATACAAGAATTTAAAGACAACGTACGTATTTCAAATGAATACTTCGAGAAGAACTATAAGGCTTATAACAGATACAGGAAAATAGTTTTTGAGTCGACTATTGATGACTCAGAAAGAAGTGTGCTTATCGATTTAAACAAGCCGCTAGTTGAGTTCAATGTACTAGAAGCTTATATCTCACGTCTTCGTGGGGAATTCTCTAAGCAGCAACCTTCTGTGAAAGCTAAAGCTTATGAGGATGACCCTCAAAATCCTGGGTTACCTGATTTTATCGCTGGATATGTTAGGTCTAAGATTGAAGAAGCGAATAACGAGGAGAACATGGAGTATGAGTGTTACACCGATTTGCTCTCTGGAGGCTTTAGTGTTGCTAAAGTTTGGACTGAGTACCAAGGCGAGCAAACATTCAACCAATCCATCAAGCTTGGGCGAGTCTTTGACCCTACCCTTTGTGGGTTTGACCCGATGGCTAGGAAACCGCATAAAGGCGACGGTAACTTTTGTTTTGAGCTATTCCCAATCACCAAAGAACGAGCAGAGAAAGAATTCGGAATAAAAACCGATAAGATAAGCTTTACCAGAAACTTTGAGGGCTTCAGTTGGTTCTATAATAATGGTCAGCAAGATATTCTTCTTATCTGTTATTACTACGAAAAAGAGAAGCACACTTATAAAATTCATCAATTAGCTAATGGCCAAACCATTACTGATGATGAATACAAATCTATGCTGGAACAATGGGATTCAATTGCCATGCCACCGGCTATAGTGCACACCAGAGAGACTTACTCTAACGAAGTAGTGCGATACACTATGTACGGAGATGAAGTCATTGAGCGCAAACGTACGATGTTTGATGAGCTTCCATTAGTCTTTGGTGCAGGTAGTATTATCAGACTTAGACAAAACAGTGATGGCGGTGCATATGAATTAACAAGGCCATACATCTATCAAGCTATGGGCGCGCAAAAACTTAAGAACTTTGCGGGACAATCTTTAGCTAACGAGCTTGAGAATACGATTCAACATAAGTTTAAAGTATCTAAAGATACAATTCCTCCGGAATATGTTGATGCTTATACTGACATTCAAAAAGCCTCTGTTTTAGTTTGGGACGAGTTTAAGGACGGCAACCCTGATGTTCGGCTGACACCTCCGGCCGAAATAGCTCGTCCCCCCATTCCTGCTGAGTTTGCAGGCACTTTTGGAATGACCGACGGGTTGATACAATCAATCTTAGGTTCTTATGACGCATCTCTCGGGATTAACAACAATCAACTCTCTGGAGTAGCGATTGTAGAAGGGGCTACGCAATCAAACGCAACGGCTATGCCTTTCATCGTTGGCATCTTGCAAATGTATACACGCATGGCTGAGATTGTGACTTCTTTGATTCCTAAAATTCACCAGACACCGGTATCGGTTCCTATTATTAACGCTGATGGGTCACATGCTTATCAAATGCTTAACCAGCAAGAGGGCGTTAACACTCAATACAAGAAAGGCGCCATTAAGATTAATATCTCAGCTGGAGCTAATTTCTCTATTCAGAAATCTAGGACTTTGCAGCAATTGGAAACGATTTCTAAAATGTCCCCTCAAATTGCACAGTTCTTAGCTGAAGAAGGCGTGCCATACATTCTTGATAACGTTGAGATGCGTAACATTGATTTACTCAAAGAGAGATTTGAACAATGGCAGCAGAAACAACAGCAACTCATGCAACAACAGCAACAGATGCAGCAGCAAATGCAACAGCAAGCCATGCAGAACAACCCGATGGCTCTTAAGCGTGAAGAATTGATGATGAAAGCTCAGATTGAGCAAGAGAAACTGGCTGAGCAAGCGCATCAGGACAGCATTAAGAACAATATGGATGTAGCTAAGATTCAGATTGAGCAAGAAAAGGCTGAAATGGACAGGACTAAGATGTTTCTAGAGATGCAAGAAGCTGAAATGCAGGGCAAAGTTCAATTAACTAAAGCGGCTACTGAGCAGTTCGCTAAAGAAGCAGAAATGGAGATGAAGCAAGAAGAACATCGCATGCAGCAGGCTAGAGCAGCTGTAGATTTGCAGAAAGCTCATATCGATAAAGAAAAATAGTTGGATTCTGAGGTTTTGTGGCTATACTCTAATCTGGTGGTTACTTATAGTGAAAGTTTAAGCCCTTTTTACCCACACGAATAAGCAACCACCTCTACCGAGCGCTGTAGCGATATCGGCGCTCGGTTTCTCGAGCGTTCTTTTAAATCGTTGGACGCTCGATTTTTACCCCCAAAAATTCAAAACTTAGGGTTTACCCTTATAATTTGACATTGTAGCATTTTGTGGCTAGTCTCAAATTATTGATGCATTTTTGACTTGTAAAGAAAGGTCAGAGTATCAGTGCGTAACGTATGCGCTAATACGGAGTACGGAGTCATCCGGTAAACTGACCGACACTAGGTCGCTAATCTAGGCATTACCGTAACGGGGAAATAGTTAAAGAGGAATTTATGGCTGAAAATGAATCGGTGAATGAAGAATCATTAGAAACTGGTGAGATGACAGCTCCAAATGATGAGAAGCCAACAGAAAAGATGGTGCCTCAATCCGTGGTCGATAATGTTGTTAAACATGCAAAAGCAAAAGCTTATGCGAATGGTCACAAAGAAGCACTTAAATCTTTTGAGGATAAAAACATGGACGAGCAACCTATTTCCACAGAACCTGCAACACAAGCTCCTGCCCCTTCTGTAGGCGGTATGAGACAAGTTTCCCAAGAAGAAATCCAAGCTATGGTTGAGCAAGCTTCATTGAAGCAAGCTGAACAATTGCAACGTCAGATGCACGAACAAGCGCAACAAGAACAAGCAAATAAGATAGCCCAGGAATTTTTAGGGAAGATGAACCATGGTGCAAGTAAGTATGATGATTTCTCAGAAACGGTAAAAGAACTAGACCTTCCTAACATGCCTGAGATTGTGCAATTAGCTAACGGGGTGGATAACACTCATGACGTAGTTTATGAGCTTGCTAAAAACCCAAACAAATTGGCTAATTTAATGATTTTATCCCAAAAATCTCCGGGATTAGCGAAACGACAAATGTTAGAACTTTCGAACTCTATTACCAGCAATGAAAATGCGTTGAATCAACCAAAAACACCGGAACCATTAAGTCAAATAAATCCCTCACCAACTAGCACGAGTGACGGTGAGATGACTTTAAAAGATATGAAGAAGCTCTTTAGAGGCTAATCTAGATTTAAAAGTTTGTAGTACCGTTATTCATAATTATTTTAATATTATGAGGATTGAACAATGGCATTACCTACAAACATTCTTCAGAACGTTGCAACATATCAAATGTCTGAATTGGCATACTTGCAAAATCTGAATGCCTTCATTAGCTTAGCTAATACAAAATTTAAGGATTTTCAAAAGTTTAAAGGGAACTTAGGTTCTTCTGTAACTTTCGACCTTCCATCAAGATTCACTTCTAGCGACACTTTAGTAGCAACCTTCCAAGCGTCTGAGCAACGTGCTCACACATTGACTGTTGACCAAGCTAAAAACGTATCATTCGCAGTTAGTAATCAACAAGAACTATTTAATTTAGACCCTATCGACTATATGAACAAGTTCGGTAAAGCAGCTGTAGAAGAACTCGGCGCTGCAATCGAATCTAATGTTGCTGACAATATTGCTCGTCAACATACATATCGTTTCTATGGTGATGGTATTACTCCAATCAATAGTTACAACCAATTAGCTAAAATGTTAGCTTTCTACCGTAACTATGGTTCAGCTCCAGGCAAATTAGACGTTATCCTTCCAGATATGGTTGTTCCTGATATCGTAAGTTCTGGTTTAAATCAATTTGCTCCTCGTCGTAATGACGAAGAAGCTATGAGCTGGGAACTTGGAAACTGGCATCAAGCTGATTTCTTTCAATCTAACTTCTTACCTTTACATACTGCTGGGACTGCTGGTCAAAGCGCTCAAACTTTAACAGTTGTAAGCACAGACGATCCAACTGGTGCGAACATTACTCAAATCACATTTAGTGGGGCTACAGCATCAGATGCTGATGCAATCAAAGAATTTGATAAAATGCAATTCGACGATGGTGTAACAGGTCAACCAAATATGCGTTTCTTGACTTTCGTTGGACACAAATCTAGTGAAAATCCAGTTCAGTTAAAAGTTACTGCTGATGCAGCTGCTACTGGCGGTGGTCAAGTTACTGTAAGTATTTTCCCAGCTTTACAATCTACTGCTGGTGCAGGTCAAAACATTAATAATAATATCGTTGCTGGTATGCAAGTTACTGTATTGCCTAACCATAGAAGTGGTGTTGTTGTTGGTGGTAAAGCAATGTATTTAGCTATGCCTGAGTTACCTGAAGAGGTTCCTTATCCGACTGCTACAGCTCATGATCCAGATACTGGTGTTTCATTACGTAAGTACTTTGGTTCTAAGTTCGGTGAAAACGAACGCGGTATGATTACAGACTGTATTTGGGGTTCTACAATGCCTGATGAATACGGAATGGCTATCATCGTACCTGAGTAATAACAAATAAGAGGATTATAAAAATGGCTCCGATTCTGTAGATGTGGATGTCTTAGGATTCTCTGACAGTTTGTAAACTAAAATAGGCGTTTATTATGGCTTATAATGCGACAAAATTAGCAACAGAAGCTTTCTACCTAACTGGGATAGTAAGCCGCGACTTCGAAACAGTGAGCGGTTCGCAAATAGAAGACGGGATTGAGTTACTGAACGACATTTTAGGGTTAAAATCCGTAGCTAAACGCCTCATTCCTTTTTACCAGGAATACACACTAACAGCGATTAAGGGTCAAGAGGCCTATGACATCCCTGGATTAGTGGATGTTGAGACGATAACTTTCAACATTGATAATGTTCGATATTCCATGACTAAAGAGCATAGAGTTCATTATTTTGGTTCTCCTAGGGCTGATAATATTGAGTCTTTGCCTATGTCATGGCATCTTGAAAGGCAATTAGATGGGAGTAAGCTATACCTTTATTTTCTACCGGATGATACCTATCCGATAAAAATTTGGGGTAAATTTGCTCTCTCTAGTGTCACAAACTTTACAGATTTATCTCTCACTTATGAGCGAAACTATATTGTTTATTTAAAATACCAATTAGCTGCGTTTATATGTGATAGATTTAATACTGAATGTCCTTCGCACGTTTTAAAAGTGCTTGAAGGATTTAGTGAAGAATTTAAAGACATTTCACCAATCGATTTAAGACTGCAAAAGCTTTCTTACTTCCCTGGAAACGATGTTGTTAATTACGCTCAGGTTAATCTTGGCAAAGGATGGACAACTTAATGACTGTAGCTCAAGGTGGAATAAGCACCCTCCCTGTCAATATTGTAGGTTCTAATAAATTCGGTCGTTATCCAAAGATTAATGACTCTGAAACTACAAATATGATTATTTCTGAGGACTGGTTGGTACCTTTTGCTGGTTATGAAAAAGTTATTAGTACTTTCCCAGATGATTTACCGGGACGTGGTATTTTTGCTAGTCGCCGTTATAATCACATCATTCGTGTGGTTCGGGATATCGTCTACGTAATAGACACAAATCTGGCTGTAACAACGATTGGAACTTTAAATACAAACAGCGGTGATGTTTTCATTGCTGAAATCGCGGGGGTGGGAACAACAGGACCTACTCAAATAGGAATTTGCGATAAAAGAGACATTTGGATTTATGACTGGACGGCTCATACTTTTACTTTAGCTGTCTTAGATTTCCAGCCTAATTACTTATCTTCTCATGGCGCTACTTTCTTAGCCGGGGTTACTAACGAACCTTTATGGCGTTTTTCTCAAGTAGGGGATGGTCATATTTGGCCAACAGTGAATACAGGAGCTTTACAATCTAAACCAGATAATGTCGAGGCAATATTTCCTTTTCCTTCTAAAGAAAACGTTCTTATTGTTATGGGTTCAACGGTTGCTGAAATCTGGACTAATACTGGAGCTACATTATTTCCTTATCAGAGGAGTAGTTATACTAACTTTGATTATGGCTGCATTAATTCTTCAACGATTGCATTCTCAGATAGGTTTGTAGTCTGGCTTGGAGCTAATGAAAAGTCAGGAATTGCGTTACTTGTAAGTGATGGCACCAATGTTAATCAGATATCAACTGATGGCATTAACTTTGTCATGGCAAATCTTACTAATCCAAGCAACGTAAATGCATTCTTATTCAAGCAAGATGGGCATTTGCTTTATCAATTTACTTTCCCTGATGACAACATATCTTATGTTTACGATTTTAATACCAAAGCATTCTTTTCTGTAACGGATGAAGATGTAAATTATCATATAGCCAAGTCGATGGTATTTTTTAACAAACTTTATTATTTTGACAGTCTTAAAGACGGTCAACTATACGAATCTAATAGTGCGTTCAATGAACTTGATGGTACATATATGCCTAAGTTCAGAAAAACTAAAAACATTCAGACTCCAACTGGAGATCCTTTTATTGCTCAGAACTTATCTTTTGTTGTTGAGACAGGGGTAAGTAATTCTAACATATTTAGTCAACACCCTTATGACGCTGAAAGCTATTTAACTGCAATGGATACTTTGCAAATTGAAAATTTAACAGTTGGCAATGTAACCAATATTGACGCTGGAACTTCTGGTTTTACCGTAGCTACTATTCAGGTTGGAACAGCAAAATTACCAGAGATTTCAAGTGTCGTAACCGTAGCTGCATCTGTTTTAAGTGGAGGTGAATATTTTGCATTCACTAACGGCTTATCGGTTACTTACAATGTGTGGTATACGGTTGCAGATGTAGGTACTGCTCCAGGTGGGAACGACATTAAAGTAGAGTTAGTAGGCGATGAAAATGCATCTCAAGTAGCTCAACAAACGATTGATAGAATAAACGAACTTATAAGACGCGGCCCTCCTAGAATCGATTTGTCGTTATCACGTGATGGTGGCGTCAGTTATGGTAATAAAGTTGGGTTAGAACTACCTGAGATTGGCAAACGCCAAAGAAAAGTAGATTTTTGGAATATGGGTCGATGCAACCAACTTACATTCCAGCTTCAGTTTTGGGGTGCCACACGTGCTGTTAGCAGCGGTGGGATTTTGAGGTATAGCACATGAAGGTACCAAATTTAAGCATCGGACAGTTTACAGATAAAGAAGGTCATTTGACTCCTGAAGCAAAGAACTTTTTTGCTCTATTGATACAAAACATGCAGGCTGATTTATCTGACGAGGGAATTGTGGCGCCTAGTCAATCAACTGCTACAATTACTTCATTGGCCTCATCAACAAATGGTGCAATCTTATATGACTCAAGCACCGACGAATTAAAAGTTAACATCGGCGGCGTGATGAAAGTCGTTCAAGTAGTTTAGGAGACAAATTATGGATTGGAAAGATATAGGGTTAGCCGCAGGCGGTGGGATTGGCGCAGGATTATTAGGAAGTTTGTTAGGCGGTGGTGGAGCTGGTGAGCAACTAGACAAAATACCAGATGTACTAAAGCAATATATGGGTCCTTATGCAGAAGCAGGTCAACGAGAGTTAGACCCTTATTCTAAAGAACTGCATGGTTTGATATCAGACCCTGGCGCTCTTATGCAAAAATTATCAGAAGGTTATACACCTTCAGCTGGATATCAATTCCAGAAAGGCGAGGCTCTTAAGGCGGCGAAAGATGCAGCGGGTTCCCAAGGCATGTTTGGAACCCCGTCTGCACAAGCGCACGCGGAAGGAATTGCTAGCGGTCTAGCTAACCAAGATTTCAATCAATACCTAAGTCATGCATTAGGTTTGTTTGGGACTGGCTTAAGTGGGCAGCAAGGACTTATTGGACAAGGCCAACAAGCCGCGTCTGGTATGGGTCAAGATATTGCCCAATCCTTGATGTCCAAAGCTGGTCTGGCTCAACAACAACAAAACCAAGAAATGAGCATGTTTGGCGATATTTTAGGTGCAGGTGCAAAAGCTCTGCCATTTTTATAAAGGGGAATTATTATGGCAATCGGCGTAATGCAATTTGGACCAATGGTCGACCCTCTTAAAAGGGCGTTAGAAACCTATAGCCAGCTTGGCCAAGAACAAGAAGCTAAGATGAGGCGCGAAGCTCTCCCAAAACAAATTCAAGCTAATTTACAAAGCCAAGAAGCGATGAATCAGCTAAGACAGATGCAAGCCAAGAAACAAGAACAACAAGCTCAACTTCCTGGTGGTGGCGCACCTCTTACTGGAGCCGCTGGCCAAGTCCAAGGGCTTGAGTCTTTAAAGCACCAATTTGGCGAACAGTCTCCCCAGTATCGGCTAGCGCAAAACATTATGGAATCTCAGATGTCTCGAGGTCGAGCACGGCAATGGACTTCTATGCCAGCTGAATTTAGAGCACAGCAATTAGCTAGAGCAGCTGCTGCTGGAATTGATAGCAATACAGCTAATCAAGCTTTTATGCGGGGCCAAAGTCTAGACGACTTGGTGAATGACGAAAGACAGCGTGGTGGTGAGAAAAGCGAAGCTCATCAGCATGGTCAAACCCAAGCTTTGGCATCCGCACTTTCAGGCGACAAATTACCTCAATACCCCGTCCAAAAAGCGGCATTGGCTCAATCACAGAAACAGGCACAGGCAAGCGCCGGATTAAATGTAATGAATAAATTTATTGCTGATAATGGGGTTGGATATGGTGGTCCTATCGATAACCTAACTAAGAAATGGTATCGCGATGCAATAATGGGAAACCCAAAAGAACAAGACAGAGCAGTGAATTATTTGGCGGCTCACACCTTAACGCCTGAAATTGCTGGCTTAAGAATGAGAATGCAAGGGGGAGCTGGTGGAATTGGGGCAATCCGAGATATAGGAGAAAAGATATTAGGAAATATTCAAATCAATCTAGCTAATTACCCTCCTGAAATTCAAAAGAGAGTACAAAATACTGCAGAAAAAATTCTAGAAGATGCAGTTAATGCAGAAGGGAAACAGGCTCTATCTCGTCAACCGTCGATTACTCCCAGTGAATCTCCAAATGAAGAAAGATTACAACATACTATGAAAAAATATAACCTTTCTCGAGAACAAGTATTATCTGAATTAAAGAAAGCAGGAAAATAATTATGGCTAAAAATTCTGTAGATGAAATGGATTTATTACCAAATTATAAAAGTTCCGGATCTGATGATTTGGACTTATTGCCAGGATATAAAAAAGACCCCCATCAATCTGGAATTCAAAAGTTAGCTGAATCTACACCTGTTCAAAATGTATTGGGTGCTGGAGATGCACTTCATAACGATATTTCAAATGCGCTTAACTTTTTCCTGAGAACTAAAATTCCTGCGGTTAAATCAGGTGAAGGATTAGCATATAACCTTGGGAATGTTGGTGGACATGTCGCTGGCTTCTTAGGGGGTGGTGAAGCACTTGAAGGGGCGCGAGCGGCTGCTGAAGGCTTACCATTAGCCGGAAAAGCTGCGCAAGCACTTGCAGGTGGTGGAAAAGCTGGTGTGGCTAGACGAGCCTTAGGTTCGGCTTTATACGGTGCGGCAGAATCTCCTGATGACAGAACTCAAGGAGCATTAATTTCAGGCGCATTGAGTCCTGCATTTGACGCATTAGGTTCTCTTGGAAGCTTGCCTAAACATCTGCCTGATTTTAAAGCAAAAGAAGTCATGAAAAAAATGTTTGGAGATATTCCTTACAGTCAGCATATGAAAGATATTGCTTCATCTATTAAATCAGCTTACGAAGGCGCTAAAGGTCGCGGGTCTGAACTTTTTGAAAAAGCATTAAGTGGTTCTAAAGATACCAAGATAAAACCTGAAGTTTCTGATTATGCCAAAATTCCTGCTGATAACTTTGAAAAATATGATATCGATTTAAATGATATGCATAATAAATATCTTCGTAATCCAACTATTGCGAATGCTCATGAATTACAAAGTCAGCTAGGCACCGAAATTAGAGCATTAAATAATATAGATTCAGCTAGGAATTTGGATATGGCGGGAAGAAATACCCGTAAAATTTACAATAAATCTCGTGATGCTCTTAAATCAGACATAAAAAACACATTAGATTCTAAAAAAGAAGGGTTAGGAACGGCATATGACCATGCGGCTCATCATTGGTATGAGAATGTTTCCCCTTTCAGTGCATCTAAAAAATTATCTGAGATTTCTAAAGGAAAAATTACGACTCCTGGCGACTTAACAACGCTTTTTAAAAATCCTGAGCATGGTTTGTCACAAATTGCAGACCTTCTTGGCGACAACACTAAAAACAAAATTGTTTATTCCGCCTTGGGCAAATCTGGAGCTAAAAAATCAGCAGATTCTTTGCTGAGTAACTTTGATAGGCTCGATGAAAAAGGTCTCTCCAATTACATTACTGATGAATTAAAATCGAACATGGAAGGTTTAAGCAAACATTCTGATAAGTTTAAGATGTATAAAAAAGCAGGTAAGATGGGTTTAGGTTCGCTTTTAGGGGCTGGTCTTGGTCATGCATCTGGTTTAGGTCCTGAAGCCATTTCTGGTTTAATAGGAAGCGGTATGGGTTTAAAGTATATTCCAGATATGCATCCAGCTTTTAATGAAAAATTAGCAGAAACATTAAGCAAAGGAATGAAAAGAGCTAAAGCAGCTGCCATTCCGGAGCTTCTAGAACAAAACGAGGACCAATAAAATGGCATTAGACGCACAATATATATTATCTCCCTCTCTTGAGATGTTGTTTAGAGATAAAACTACTGGCGACCCTTTGGCTGCTGGTACAGTTGAGTTCTATATTGATTCCAACAGAACAACTCCAAAGAATGTTTATAAATTATCTGGTACTGAACCAAATTATACTTACACACCTTTATCTAATCCTGTTACTTTAAGTTCAGTTGGTACTTTTCAAGATGGGTCTGGTAATGACATTATTCCTTATTTGTTTCCTTATGATGCGAATGGCGATGTTGAACTTTATTATGTGGTGATAAAAGATTCTAGCGGAACAGTTCAATTTACGCGTGAAGCATGGCCAAATACGATAGCTGATGATACAGCCCAAACTGATTATTTAAACTATATTCCTAATGGAAAGTTTTTATTACATAACACACCATTGACGATTAGCGCTTTAGAGACTGACATTGCTCAAGGAGGATGGAAATATATTCGCGATGTATCTTCTGGATATACCGATATCGTTACCTTCCCTCAATTTTCAGGTGCAGTAGCTTCTCCTATTGGTTTTCCTCGTTATTACTGCCAATTGGAAAATTCAGCACAAGGCGCAGCTAGAACTAGAAATGACATTGTTATTAGATTTCCGGATGTAACTACTTTTACTTCAGATACAGGTCAACTTTTCACTCTTTATTTTGAGGGAAAATCAGGTACCGGTTCTAATGTTGCAGTCTCAGTTAATTATTTACAACATTTTGGAGCAGGTGGTGCAAGTGATAATCCCCAGCCAATTGGATCCGTTTCTTTAGGTAATTCATATACGAAATTCACTGAAACATTTTCATTTGATGCAATTGCTTCCAAATTAATTGGAACAGGAAATGATGATTATGTAGAAATAATTCTTCGTTTTCCATTAGGTGAAGCATTTACAGCCCATATTTCCTCATTCATTTTAACTTTGGGCGAGCAAGTTATTGCAACTTACCCTCCTATTACAAATGCAGAAATGATAACAGAAAGTATTATTGCTAATTTCCCAACTCCAGCTGCGGATGGTTCAGATTTGTTTTTACCTTTGACATATACATTAGCGGGTTTAACCTTTGATGATTCTCAAATCGGTAAGATTTTTCCGACTATTAAGGCAACAGCTGATTTAGGTGAAAAATTATGTGACGGTTCTAAGTTAATTACTACTGAAATATCAACAGATAAAGTTCCTCATTCTAGACTTCAATCTGTAATTTATGATTCTACTCTTCGAACTCCGATTTTCGGAACAGGTGCGGATTTTTTTACAGCGGCTTATCCTGGTTCAGGTGATGAATTTAGAGTTGTTAATAATACGCTTGGTGCGGTGACTATTACTAATGTAGGAACTTCTGGATTTACTCTAAGAGTAGTTCATACCGGGTCTGCAACATATGGAGTAACAAGTTATTTAACTGCAACTGATACACTTTATATTGAAAATACAGCGTTAGGGGAAGAAACTGAGGCAGCTGCAGGAACCTCTGGTTTTACTGTAGCAACTGTCCAACGAGGCGCAAGTTTACCTCAAATTTCAAGCGTTAAAACTTTAGCAGCTGCTGGTCTAGACGGACTATACTTTGAATTTACAAATGCAACTCCAACTACTCAACGTGTTGGATATAAAGTAGCGGCTGGTACTCCGCCGGCGGGCACCACAATACAGGTAAATTTAGAAACAGCAGATACAGCAGCTATTGTTGCATCTAAAACTCAAGAAGCAATTAATGCATTTAACGTTTCTAACCTAACTACTGTAGATGCATCTGCATTATCAGGCGGTGAATACTTTACGGCTAGTTCTACAGGTGCGGCTTATTATGTTTGGTACACAAAAGACGGTTCTGGCACAGACCCGGCTCCTGGTGGTACCGGAATAGAAGTGGCAACCTTAACTGGGGATACTGCTGCAGTTGTAGCAACTAAAACACAATCTGCTATTAATTCATTCTCGTTTGCTCTTCCGGATTTACGTGGTACATTCTTAAGAGGATGGGATGATGGAGCTGGAGTAGATCCAGATGCGGCAACGCGTTGGTCGTTAGTTCCAGGAATAATTGGTGATGTAATTGGTACATCTCAATTATCTGCTAATATTGCTCATAAGCATGATATTCCGATGAGAATACATAGTGGTAATCCAGGAAGTAATCCTTTTGATGATGGGACGACATTAACAGGAGATGCGCCTATAAGTATAGAAGGTGGTCCAGAAGCAAGACCAATAAACACATATGTAAATTACGTAATTAAATATTAAATTTAAATTTAAAGGAGAAAGCTTAATGGCTATTTTAGACATACAAACAGATACAGCAGGTAGAATTGGTGTATCACCACGATTAATTAGAATAAAGACCGATGATACTGTTAGCGCAATTACTGCTACAGGGTACTTAAATACAATTAATAAAAACGGTTTTGCTTTAGACCCATTAGACATGGCTTTAGTTTCCACCACTGGAAATGACGCACAAATGTATAAAGTTGTAAAATCAGGTGACGACTGGAGTCTTGTTTCACAAGGTGGCGATACAGTTTTACCTACAACTGCAAATCATTTTGCTATTTTCACAAATACAGAAGGTACATTAAGTGATGCTGCTATAACTGCGGTAAATAGTGGTCCTATTCAAGCTGGTTTGAGTGGTACTGCGGGAACTTTAAGAAGTTATCCTTCTACAGCAGCTAAAGGCTCACTTATGTTATCAGCAGTTGATAGCACAGGTGATTTCACAACTACTATTTCAAATGGCGCAATGGGTCAATCTACTCTTTTGACAATGACAGACCCAGGTGGTGCTACAGGTTCTTTATTAACAACATATGTACATGCTGCCGATGTAAATGAGAACTTAGTATATTTTAGTGTTACTTGTGACCAAGCTGCTTTAGCTAGTGCAGCTTCAATTACTTTGCAGCCTTCATCAGGAGCTAAACAATACCGTGTTATCGAATTATTAATGAATTCCGGTGGTACAAACTTTTCTGGCGGTGGTGGTGATCGTCTGGGTCAAGTCACAGATGGAACAACGATTTACAGTGTTACACCAGCGGCTCAAATGCAAGCATTAGTTAATGCTCGATGGGGTGATACAGCAATGCCTTTCCCTGCTAGTTCTCCAATGCAATATTCAACAGTTGCCGGCGCAAATTTAGTTTTTAAATATAGTGGTGGTACTACTGATTATACAGCTGGAAGTGTAATTATTTCTGGTACATTACTAAGAGTGCTATAAGGGGAAATTTATGAGTACTAAATTTGCGATGACCCGTGATATCAATGGATATAACGGGTTTGGTTTAAAATTTGCTGACGATAAATACAGCGTTACTTTAGGCGCGGCGACTGAAGCCACAATGACAGTACCTAGTAATGCTAAAAGATGGCTAGCTGTTTTTTCATATGAGTCCGGAGTAAATATCTGGACTGCATTAAATGAAACAGCAGCTGTTCCTGCGGGGGGAACGATAGCAACAACTACATCAGAAAGAAATCCTACTGCACGTGAAGTAGGTGCAGGTGATGTTATCCATGTTATCACGGCTACGGCTTCGATTGATGTGGGGGTTACACTCTATGTACTCGAATGATAAACCACCTAGTTTGATTCATAGTCCGTTAGTTTTTAATCCATTTACTGAATCCGGCACAGATGCGGATATATCCCAGGGTGGAGAGATGTTATTAGAAACTGGCGACAAAATGTTATTAGAAACTGGCGATATTATGTTATTGGAGGGTTAATGATGGCTAATGAAGCCTGGAGTGCGTTTACTACAACGACAACCGTCGGAGATACCGATTTATTGGCAACAGTTCAAAGTGGGGCAAATAAAACCATTACTGGCGCAATCGCAAAGACACAATTAAATACTTTAATTACTGGTAAAGCAGGTGGACAGACAGCAGTGGGGGGGACAGCCTCAGGAGAAGTTTTGACTTTATCCTCTACTACGAATGCTACTAAAGGAAGTGTAGATTTCGGGACTGTTACTTCTACGACTGGAATGACTTTTAATGAAGTTAATAACAGCTTATCGATTGCGGGTGACGAAGATTCTGTAGTTATATCTACGGTAATTCTTGATGCTTCTTTAAGTGTACATTCTGAAGGCGCTGCTGATTTAGCAGAATGTTTGTTTGAACGTCATTCTGATACAGCGGGATTAGGTGCACATGTTGTAAATACTCGTTCTAGAGGTACTGAAGCGTCTGAAACTGTTGTAGCAGACGGCGATGTTATTATGCGTCTTATTGGAGCAGGGTACGATGGTACCGATTATGCCCAATGCGCAGCAATTAATTTTGAAATTGATGGAACTCCTGGCAATAATGACATGCCTGGGAGAATCGTATTTTTAACCACTCCTGACGGTGCAGAAAATCCGATAACTGCATTGACAATATCTGAAGACCAAAGTACCACTTTCGCTGGTAATATGAGTTTAGGTACTAATACTTTTTCTTGTGGGCAAGCGACTATAGATAATATTGTCATTAATGCTAATGATATCTCTACTACTTCGGGAAATCTTACTTTGACTCCCTTTGCTGGAAGTTCAGTTGTTATAGATGGTGCGGCAAGTTTTGATGGTGGAGTTATCACTGGGGTTACCTCATTAACTGTAGATAATATCTTAATTGATGGAAATGATATTTCTAGCAGTTCTGGAAATTTAACATTAACTCCAGTGGCGGGAAGTTCAGTAGTAATTGATGGCTCCGCAACATTCGATGCTGGTATTGTTACAGGAATTACTTCTTTAAGTGTAGATGGAAATACTACAGTTCTGGATTCAGATGCTGGTAGTGACACCCCTTTAATCCTTAGAGGATCTAATGATACTGCTGGATTTAATTGGAAAATTCCTGCATCTAGTGAGTTAGAATTAGAAGATTCTGGAAACGGGGACATGATGAAATGGACTTCGACTGGCATAGAAGTTGGATATAACGACGCGACGTCCCTAATTCAAGGAAACGGGGGTGCATCAGGTGTGGGATTATATGTTGGAACAGCTGTCCCTAATGCAAAGAATGGTTCTTTAGGTGTTGTATCATCAACTGGAACTGCTGCTACTATGTCTATAGAAGCAATGCATGCATCTACTCCGTTGGGGTTGCTTATTGATTTTAGAGGAGCGTCTCCTGATAACAATACACAATACTTCTTAAAAATGGAAGATACTACAACTACTAGGGCAATTTGCTATTCAGACGGTGACTGGTACAACCATGATGGAACATACGGTACTATTTCGGATGAGAATTTAAAAGAAAACATTATAGATTCAACTTCAAAGCTTGATGGCATACTATCCCTAAGGGTTAGAAATTTTAATCGAATAGATTCTCCAAATAAGAAACAAATAGGTTTTATTGCTCAAGAGTTAGAGGAAATATTCCCTTCCTTAGTTAATATTTTAGAGGATAGAGGTGCTAACGACAAAAAAGTGGGGTTAACTAACACAAATAAATATAAGGCCATAAAAACGACTGTTTTAATCCCTATTTTAGTTAAATCATTTCAAGAAATGTATAAGAAATTTGAACATGAAGTTTTTTACCTAAAAAAAGAAATTCAAAATTTTCATCCTGAAAACCTAGGTGAATCTGTTGAAAATAAAAATAGAAATGAAAAAGATATTTATGAGTTAAGAAATAGTTTAGCAGAAATAAATTGTAAAGTAGACTCATTAGAAAAAATAACATTGAATAGAGATGAAATTATTTCTCAATTATTAGAGGCAGTAAAATAATAATTAAATTAAAGGAACAAAGATATGGCTAATGAAAGGTGGAGCGCCTTTACGACGACAACTACGATTGGAAGTAGTGATTTAATTGCTACAGTACAAGGCGGTGTAAATAAAACAATTACAGGTGCTCTTGCTGGAGCGCAACTCAATACTCTTTTAAGTGGCCTTGGTGCAAATCAAACAGTTATAGGGGCTGCTGATGCAAGCGGGACTTTAACCCTTAATTCTACCGCTAATGCTACTAAAGGCAACATAGTACTTGGAACATTGAGTGCTACTACAGGTGCAACCTATAATGAAGCCACTGACTTTTTTAAAATGTTTGGTGGAACTTTTCAGGCTCCGTTACTTAATCTTTACCATGCTACAAATCCTTATATAAAAATAAAGGATGAAGCTGCTGGTCTCAATACTAAATTTTGGAAGATAGAGGCTAATGCCGGAGTTTTATCTTTTTGGACGATGGATGATACTCCTGCTGATGCGATTCAATTTATAAAAATGGTTAGAACATTAACTGAAGTTACACAAATAAATGTAACCACAGATTGGTTATCTATTTCAGATACTGGAGCGGTGTCTTATTTAGCTCCACCAGCAGATCCTTGCTTCATGGTAAGTGGTGCAACTGGTGCTAAAATATATTTTGATCAACGTAATGCAGGGTCAAATGAAAAGCTATGGGATATTTTTGTTGATAGCGACACATTCTCAATTCGTGCAGTTGATGATTTAGCTGCGGGCAGTAAAACTGCTATTAAATTTTCACGTACTACTACAACTATAGATACATGCGATATTTTAACTCAACTTGTTGTGGATAGTGGGACGGGGACGAATACTCCTTTAATTTTAAGAACAAATAGTGATTCAGCCGGATTTGATTTTGTAATTGATGGAACGGGCGTTTTGGATATTCAGGATTCAGGTGCTGGTTCTGTTATTAAGATTGATAATGGAAATGAATTAACTACTTTTACTCAGGACCATTTTATATTTTCTGATACTGGAACTTCTACAGTTAAATTAAATTCAGATTCTACTGTTTTTAGCGGTACTTCGGAAGCGAGGATAGCTTTTGATGATCGAAGTGCTCCATTAAATGAAAAGATCTGGGACATTTCGGTAAGTTCGAGTGATTGGCATTTAAGATCGGTAGTAGATGCCGGAAATTCCTCTGCAAATGCCATTCAAGTTATCCGAGCAGGCGCTCAAAGTGGAGGCGTATACATTGGTAATGGTGCGTCAGATGCATCTTGTAGACTTCAAGGAAATGCGGGAACATCATCCGATGGTCTAATCATAGGAAGTACCATTGGACAATATAAAAATTCTTCACTTAATGTGTATGAAGATACAGGAGGTACTGCGGCTTTAACTGTAGAACATGCAGACTCTGCAACTCCCTATGGTATATTGGTAGATATGAGCGCAACGTCGCCTGAGGATGAGACGCATTATTTTTTCCAAGCAATAGATAGGACAAATACAAAAAGCGCTATTTATTCCAGTGGGCTTGGATATTTTAGAAAGGTTGGGGTTAATACTACTTCTGTTCCACATGCATCTGTTGGGGGCGGTAAATTAGCGATTGATGGAACAAATTCGCATGCTACAGATTATCCCGGTATTCAATTTACAACCGCTTCTACAAATTACCCTTTGCTTTCTATCGTCCCATTATCTGTGGATACTACTTCCATTATGTTTGATGCTTATTATGATGGTGATACGAGATCTTCAGATTCAGGTTCTAATTTTGCAATCATAAAACAGGGAGATGCACTTATTTTTGGCGCTGAGTTTGGAATAGCAGCAGGAAGTATCGCCTCATTTGATGATAAACTTGTTATTGATAGTACATCAGTTACTGTTACAGATGATTTAATACTCGGGACTGCGGATGATTATCATTATCTTGCGGTAGGCGCAGGAGATTCAACTGAAATACACGGGGAAAATTGGATCAGGTTATATACAGGTGCTGGTGTCAATAATGCTGCATTTTATGCGAGAGGGACTGGGGCAGCAAATTATATGCCTCAATATACAACGAACGGTACGGTTACGACTACTGGAAGTAATGGCCAGTTAGCAGTTTCCTCTGATATCCGATTGAAACAAGATATCGAAGAAATTGGTCCAAGTTTAAATAAAGTAATGAAAATTAAATCTTATACATTTAGATTAAAAGACAATCCAAAAGACTCTTATACGGGATTTATTGCCCAACAAGTTGAAAAATTCTTACCAGATGTAGTAGATGGAAAAAATGTAGAATATATGTGGGAAGTAAATAATGATGGTACTCCAGTTAAATATGAAAATGGAAATTTAGTTTTCCGAACCGATGAAAACGGCGAAAAGATCCCCAGGTATAGAGGGCTATCGGATGTTGCATTAATAGCTCATCTTTATAGTGCTGTGCAAGAATTGGCTAAAAAGGTATATGGTGAGAATTATTTTGATTAACTGCTATACTATTTTAGTTAGTGATTTTTTTAACCAGTAAAGGAAATTAAACAATGAAAAAGTTTATAATAACTGAAGAAGTTTTAAATCAAGTTTTAGCGGCATTAGGAAAAATGATTGCAGCGGAGTCATTCGCTCCAATTCAAGCTTTAACTCAATTAAAAGAGTTTAAAGAAGAAGAAAAAGCTGATAAAAGCGACTAGATGAATAATTATAAAGGGTCGGAAACGGCCCTATTTTTTAAAGGAAAGAAAAATGTACGACAAAGATTATAATAAAATGATGAAGGCCAAAGCGAATTCAAAAGCCAAATCTAAAACAAAATCTAAACTTACGTCTAAGAAAAAAGCGACGGCTAAAAAGAAAATTGATCCTCGTTTAATGGAAGATAAGACTTCATCTAAAATCCCAAAGACTCCTAGAGAGAAGAAAATGTGGATTAGAGCACGTGAAATTGCTGTTAAGCAAAGTGGCGCTAAATCTGAGAAAGGGGTGCCATGGGAACTTGTAACGACTATTTATAAAGATGCAAAAAAAGCAGATAAAATTCCACGCAAATCTGATGTTACATATGCAAAGAAAGATAAAGCTGCTGAAAGTTATTACAAACCAGATGAGAAGAAATCCAAAGCCAAATCAAAAACTAAAAGCAAAGCTAAAGCTAAAGTTTCTGTCAAGAAAACAGTAGCTAAAAAAGCAGCTCCTAAAAAGAAAGACAAAGACTTCATCCAAAGCGCAGTTAAAGAAATGAAAGCCAAAGGGACTAAAGGCGCATTTTCTGCTAAAGCTAAGAAAGCTGGCGATACAACATCTGAATATGCTAATAAAGTTCTTAAGAAGGGCAGTAAAGCCTCAGCTAAAACTAAGAAGCAGGCAGTTTTCGCTAAGAACATGATCGGAATCAGTAGAAAGAATAAGAAGAAGAAATAATGGCTGATTTCAATGAAGCGTTTGACAAGATGATCGAGCTTGAGGGCGGTTATGTTAACGACTCATCGGATACTGGCGGTGAGACTAAATTCGGACTGTCAAAAAAGACGTATCCAAATTTGAATATTCCCTCCCTCTCCATTGAACAGGCATATCAAATTTACCATGAGGATTGGTGGCAGCCATTTCATTTATCCGAAATTTCATCCCAAGCTGTTGCGAACCAACTTTTTCATATAAATGTAAATGTAGGAACAAAAAACTCTACAAGACTTATTCAAAGAGCGTTGCGCGCTATTTATAACTTAATTATTGATGACGATGGCATTATTGGTCCAGAAACTATTAAAGCCATCAATTCTGTGTGTATTGACGAGAAACATGAATTTGGGCTTTTATGCTCACATAAGGCAGAAGTTGCAAACTATTACAGGAATCTAAATCGGCCGGAATATTTAAAAGGGTGGTTGAATAGGATTTATAAATAGTTACACGTGGAACAATGATTTATTTATAAACAGATAGGAAAATAAAATGATAGAGTTGATTGGCGCAATTGGCGGGTTGGTTGTACCGCCCGTATTTGATTTCATTAAGAAGAAGTTTTTAGGTTCAGATCAAGATTCACCTGAACGAACCCTCAGCACTCTGGCTGTTTCTAAGCCGGAACAGATAGCCCCCTTTGTAGATGCTCAATCCAAGTTACTCGAGGCCAAGTCTAAATTCTTTAATAGAGATGTGATTGGTACTCCGAGTTTGTGGGTTGTGAATTTACGTGCTTCTATTAGGCCTATATTCGTTGTTTTGTCGTTAGCTGCTCGTGTAGCTGGATGGGTATTTGATTGGGATTTAGACGATTCATTCACCATTCTAATGGATGTTTGTATAAGTAGTTGGTTTGGGAGTAGATTAAAATGATACAACAAAATATGGATTTAATTAATATTGGATTGGATGCGATTTTAACAGCTGGAGTTTTTGGCGTATTAGGGTATTTACTTAATCATCTTAGGAATTTAGTTCCTAGGCAAGAAATGGAAGCCCGAATAAAAATACTCGAGCTTCAGATTTGTTATTTAAAAGAAGTAGTGTCTAAAAAAGATTAATTGCATTTAAAGCAGGGCATACGTCGGATTAACCCTTCAGATTTATCTCTTCTAAACAGGGTATAGCGTGCGTCTTTGCAGACTTTGCATTTGTATTTGGTTTTAAATTTCTTTTCTTTTATTGTCATTAGAATGGTATCTTATCGTCAACGAATTCTTTTTCTGCTGATTGAGGTTTCTTAAAGCCATCTTGTTTTTTGTTGTCTTCTATTTTGTAGAAGTTAACAAATCCATTCCACTCTGTGGCTACAGGAATACAATCTATCTTAGCAAAGACGCTTCCGTCTTCTTTTAAAAATAGCTTTCCCATGTTTTGATATCTGTTTTTTTCTTGACCGTCTTTCATGTATTTTCCGACGGTAGCAACTATATTGTGTGTAACTTTTGTCATTTTTTCACCTCTGTTTATATGTTGTGTATCAAGTGTTTACTACTACATAAAAAAGCTGTGAATAACATGTTGACCTTTGGGTCCTCGTTCCGCACGTCAGTTATACACAGCCTTACCCAATTATTATAGACCATGTGTACACAAATTTATACTTTGTGTAGCTGGATGACTCCGCAAGAATTTCTAGAGTTATCCACAGAAAACGCCTCCCTTAACAACAATAATAATATTAATAAGTAATATATTAATTTAATTATAAGTAAGAGTTATAAAGCTTTTTTAGAAGTCTCTTCTTTTGTCTTTTGGTTAATACGGTCATTATTTTACTTATTTCGCCATTTTGTTTCATCTTATGGATAATATGTTTCTCAAACTCATAATAAAACGGCCGTTTAAGGCGCGTAGGCAACGAATCGATAATAAAAGCCATAGATTTAACGGATTTTATTTTGCGTTTAATGAGCGGCTTTAGAGGAGGAATTATTACTTTGAATTCTCTGCGCGAAAAACGAGATATAAATGAAACAATTTTACGCTCTATTTTCATGTCGCTTTTAGGCTTACTTTTTTTAATTGTCTTTGGCGGTTTTGGTTTTTTGTATATTAGGTTGTACATCTCTTCTTCAGTTATCATGAAAATTCCTTTTTTGATACTTCGATGATATAGTAAGGGTGCGCAATGAATCTCTGTGCGACTACTTAGCTGGAGGGGGTTTTTAATCATTTCCCCCTCCGGTTACTCTTGTTATAAATAATCGAATGGAAAGTCATCCGTGTATTTTTCTTTTTCTTCTGGGAATAAGTAGCACTCTAAATGTGAAAGTTCTTCCTTACATGAAACCACCTCAATCATAGAGTCATGAATTCTCTCAAGGAATGCTTCTCTTTGTTCTTTTTCCAAGAACTCGATTATATTTACAATATCATCAGATGAACTCACCATATAGATTAAGTAGTCTACATACTCTTCGAATAAATATTTCACTTCTTCATCGTCAAGACAAGACGTGATTAGATTGAAATCTTTGATGTTTGTAATTAACTTATCCATGTGGATGTCGAACATTTGAAAAATCAAAGCTCTTTCAGGCTTTTCAAATGATTTCATTAGCCTATAAAAGTCTTGTGATGTGTTAATTAACTTAGGTAAGTCATCCATTAACGTTTTTAGAAGGCTAACATTGCACTCTATTCTTTTTTGAGTGATGGCGTGCGCCTGCATTAACGAGCTTGTTTTATTCCCTTTGAATTTTTTTGTGTAAATAATCATTTTGTTTCCCTTATAAATGGCTAATTAATAATTTATCGGCATGGTTAGATAAGAAAAAAGTTTTGTTCTCTTCGCTCATCACCTTCAACGCATAAATTGCGTCCTTGCTATCTCCTATAACATATCTAAACAGGCTAGACATATCTAAAAATATTAAATCTCTAATAACTTTTCCAAAGCATTTTGTTATTATATAAAAGTCATATAAGCAACTGATATAATCTGGTATGACTTCTCTGATTTCCTCGAACAAACTTTCTTTTTCATCTTCTGAAAGTATCTCAAGAAATTTAGCTATTTGCATCGGGTTATTTAGTATATTAAAAATTTGAACGTTTCTATCCATGGTTTTTATCCTTTATTTGTTTTGTAATTCTTACACGGGTCGGGAATGGAAACATAGGAGAGGATGCGGGAGAATAGCATTCCCAATATTGGTTATCATCAGGCGAAATCTGATCGGCTATGAAGCCTAGTCCAAAAAACATCACAACCACCAATAATGTTGCTGGAAAATCACACAAAAAGCCACGACAATAAAGAAGCACTATAGCAGCAGTCCATATTGAAAATATGATTATAAGTATACACATTTGTTAATCATCCTTGTTCTGTAGTTCTTTTAAAATCTCTTCGCTTTGAGTCTTTGGCTCTTCTATTGCCATTACTTCTTCAGGTTCTATTACTAATTCGTTTCTTTGGTCTCCTCTTTCTGCTTGTTCATCTAGGTTAACTGCTTTTTGTATTTCAATTGAGACTGGCAAGTACTTAAAAAGTCTTCTTATGACAGTCTTTCTAGCCATCTCTTCGTAATCTGTTACCCACGGCCCGCTGCGTCCTGACTTTGATCTAGCTCTAATCTTATCTACATCTCTTTTAGACATGACCTCAATTTGATGTGAACCATCTTTAAGTCTAGCCACTCCGTAGACTGCAACTATTTCACCTTCTTCTTCTAAGGTTGGTACATGTATTAGATTTTCTTTTAATCCATATTCAAATCTAAATTCATCATTTGCATGAACCACATGCGCGCTAAGTGATAGAAGTTTGTCTGAACGTCTAACTAAGTCAAGCATTCCTCTATAACCAATCATGAATTGGCATTGAGTTCCATAAGGAATTAGATATGCATGACCTAATGTGCTGCCTGGTTCTAATCCAAGCTGCGAACACTGAATAACACTTCCTAGTAATGATTTTGGGTCGCATTGCATTAGCTTTGGATTCTTTCTGAATTCGGTTAAACAGATACGTAACATTCTGTCTGCCGTTAAATGTTTCGGCAAAGCTGCCATGATTTGCTTTTTCTGAGAATCAAGCAATCCTGAGATTGTATTCTTTGCTTCTGATAGTTCTTTCATTTTTTTTGCTCCATGAGTTTTTCTAGTTCTTTGTGTTTTGCAGTTAGTGATTTTATTCCATGTAAGCACAGTTTATGTAACTTTGTGTGACCGAGGATGCACTCTTCTAGTTCCTTTATACGATCAGATAAGAGGTTAGTACAATTTTTTTGTTCATGTGTAGTTTGGTTTATGGTATCGATATATTGCATCATAAGTTTTTTAGTTCTCATTTTTTTTGTTCCCTCATTAAGTAAGTAAATTATAACATGGTGTGTAGTTTTGTCAATTCATTTATTCCTTTTTCTTCTTTATTAGTAGGTTTCTGTTTGGCTTGTATTTTGAAAATTGCTTGTGAATATCCGGGTGCTCTGCTTTTAGCTTTATCAAATCCACACTGTTACGTCCACTATGTTTAGCAGTTGCAATCACTTCGCCAAACCCGTCGACTAAACTTTGTGAGTCTTTCATGTATTTTAATATCTCCAGCTTTATGGCTCTTTCTTCTTGAGTTAAGAGCTTTATTTCTTGTTTTATCGTTATCGCTTTATCAATTAATATTTCTATTTCCAAATCAGCTATCTTAATGTCATCTAATTCATTCTGACTCCAGATATTAGATGCTTCTTTGTATGTGCTAGGGTCAGGTGGATTGTTTTTTAAAACATGGTTGTTCCAAAAGCTCATCTCATGGCTAATCAATTCCTCTTCTAATTTCTTGTCTCTGAGTATCGTATATATACGAAAGTCATTGCCTCCTATTAAGACTGCTATGTCCGCAGAATCTGCATCTAATACAGCCATATAGTGCGCACACTGTATGAGGTATTCTTTTGGTACTCGGCCATTAGGAGCGTCTCCCCATTTTTTATCGCTGTATTGACTACATGTTTTTATTTCTACTATTTTTTTCTTAGAGGGGATGTAACCATCAAGGTTAGCCAACATAAATGAATGCTCAGGATGTATAAATGTTTCTAAGTCTGTCTCAACTTTGTCTTTAGTTCGAGTTTCGTATTCTTGAATTAAGATAGGCTCTAATAGGTTTCCGAAGTAAGTAAAATTATTTCCTTCGAATTCTTCGGATTCTCCTTTTTTGTCTAGATAGACATCTAGTGGAGTGCGGTAGTCTGATTGTGCTAGAACGGAGGCGGCATCACTACCGCCTATACCGTTTTGTCTTTGTTGTCGCTGTTCTTGCGTTAACATGGTTCCTTCCTTTTTTTTATTTAAATATCATTAAGAGTATGATGATTAGTAGTAGGGTGGTTACACTCATGTTTGGTTCTCCAGTTCTTCTTGTGCGATTCTGTAGTTTATTTCCATATTTTTAAAAGCTCTTCTCATTAGTTCTTTATGAATTTCGCATTCATTTTCTTCTAAAAGCTTATGCATTCGCTCTTTAGTTCCTTGCGGGTAAGCGGCGTCTATCTCAGCAATTTCGTTGCTAATTCTCGTTGCTTCCTCTACGAACTCTCTGAGATTTGCTTCGCAATTATCAGGGTCGTTTTCCATCCAGTCTTCGTATTCTTTTTTTTGAGCCAGCATTTTCATTTCCCAAAGCTGCTCGTCGGTTTTATGATTTAGCATAAAATAACTTCCTTATATTTATTTTTCTTACTTTTTTCTTTGTAGTGCATTTTGCGTCATCCCTTAAGATTTTTAAGGCTGTTGGCGCGTCAATTCCAATTTTTCCTATTCCATTTTCTGATCCGATAAAAGTAATATTAATATCTTCACCGATTGAAATTGAGGTACCCGGTTTTCTACTTAAAATTAACATAATATTAATCCTCTTTTAGTACACGTAAATAGTCCATTACTTCTATTATAGTTTTTGTTTTAAGTTTTTCCCAATAAGGTGTTTGTTTTACTGAGTTTAGAAATTGGTTGAACTCTTTATATTCCATGATTTTGTTCCTTTTTAATTGTTCCGTTTTTTAATTTCCCATCCTCTTTAAGCTTTGCTTCTTCAGTACATTCGACTTCTTGCTTGTCCCCGAAAGGAGTTAGACACCAGCTAAGTATTTCAAATAGGTTAGCTTCTTTATATTCCATGATTTTGCCCTTTGGTTTGTTTAAATATCTAAGTTAATTATAACACCAAGATAAGTAATGTCAACACACAGACATACTTTTCTGCTTGCTAAAGCATATCTATGTGTTATCATTAGTTTTTTACTACTACAAGAACAACGATGAAGAAATTAAAATTAATACAAAAAAAACTCGGCGTTAGCCAGAGAGGATTAGCTGAAATTCTAGATGTTACTCAAGC